TACAAATATGCTCCACTTTATCGTTCATCGGGTACCAAACGCGGAGCTTGCGATGGGTACGTTCGCTACGGGCGAGTAAATCTTTTAGCAATCTCTGGGCTTCTCCTTTGCCTTGGTGGTCTGGGTGCGTTTCTATCAGATAAACGGTGCACCAATCCTTGCCAATACCGCAGTTGGCAACACAAAAACCGTCCTCCAACTTAACGTCGTACGATCCGCCTAAAGACTCCCTAAATAATAATCGTCCCATCCTTTGCCTTCTTTTCGTTAACAGAGAGCTTAAACTCAAGTTCTACACCAACTTTAGAGAGGTGGTGTTTGAGTTCGTTTAAGCAGCGTCGCGCGCAGAGAAACGCCGTCGGGCTATCCTCGTTACCGAACAGATAAACCGCACCTTGTCCGAGCTGGTCGTCCGGTACTTCGCATACAAAAAGTACGTCTGCGCCAGAGAGCGCCAAGTCTAACGCCTGGCTACGTACTTTTCTGATCCTTCTATCTGCCATTTTCTCCTCCTCTGTAATAAATACCTATCCCTCTGACAATCTGCGAAACTACTCCTGCCGAGATATTAAGCGCCCGACCGGTTGCTGCATAACTACGGAGGTCTTTGTACACTTCTTTCACCTCTGCGATTTCATATTCAGACAGTTTGGTTTTTACTCCAGCCGGCCTCATTTAACCCCTTCCATACTGACTACCAACGGCTCTCCTTGAAAAATAGCCGGATAGCTAATCATTAAGTGCCATACCTGGTACGGCTTAAAGTCATCTCGGCTGTAACTTTTCGTGCAATACTCTGTTAGCGTGTGCCCTTCGCCAAGCGGCGTTTCCGGCAGGTGATAGTATCCCTTGGACTTCGTGAGAGCTCTCTCGGCCACTTCGTCCTCGACCATAAACTCCACCATATACTGCAACGTGGCAATACCAGAGAGGACGTGGTGCGCCGTAATTGGATCTATGTCGGTAGCGTCAAAGAAACAAAACCCAAACGAGCCTTTGACTCTGCCGTCGTGGACCTTCTCGTTGACTAGCGGCTCACCTTTAAGATACTTCTCCAACTCGACTTCGCTCATAAAACGGATAAAGCGCCTCATCTCGACCACCTATCTGCGAATAATACCGCCAAACCGCCAATCGCTACGGCCGCGAGCGTTGTTCCAAAAGGGACACCAGAGATATAAGAGAATAAAAATGCTAAAAGACAAGCAAAAATATCGAATAGCAGGATAAAAACAATCCTCATACTCCTAACCCCCTATTCATCCGCTTTGCGTTGTAGAGCATATTTTTTACGTAATCTTTGACGAGGACGCCTCTGTCATTGGCAATATGCGCCACCATACTCATTACCATAATGTCCGTCAACTCCTCACGGCTGGCGTTTGGGCGCATTTTAAAGAGAGGGTTGTCTTTCGTTTCGGTACTCGTTAATACAAAACCCATAGGGTTTTTACCGCCGGAACCCCAGCAATACAAAATAGAGAGTGGGTATTCTTCTTTTATCTGGGCGAATAATTTAATTGTGTTTTCCATTTTTCCTCCTTAATTCTTTAACGATATCTTTAAGTAACGCTTCAATCGCAATAGCGTGGAAGAAATACAAAATTAGTCCAATCACCCCTAGCACTATAAGTCCTGTCATTTTTTGGCCTCCTCGTTATTTTGTTTTTCCCAAATCTCGTCTAGCTTGTCGTATTCGTGAAACGGATCCTCTTTCCTGGGTGTTATATTGGCGTCAGAAAAGCCTGGGATATTCCAAAAAAGAGGTTGGTTGTGGTTAAAGATCCTTATATTCCCATCGCGTAGCAAATCCATATCAAACGGGATGGCTTCCCCAGTAGGGCTAAACAACCAATTCGATATATGATCCACCCCACGCGCGATAACAACTTTCTTTGCCGCTTTGCTGTCCTCGCCCATTACGAGATATCCGCACTCAAAGCACCGATAGCCGGAGTCGTGGACTCTTGTAGTTGGCCTAAAATACGGTTCCCATCTCATCTTTTTGCTGGTCCTCTCCGCGACTTTCTGCTGCCTTTGGCTCCGGCTATTCTCGCAAGTGCCGGATTACCGGCGAACCCTCCGGTGTGTCCGTTTCGTCCGCCCTTCGCACCTATTCTTGCGTAAAAACCCAAGCCATATTTTGCTTTATTAGTTGCTGCTGCTTTTAGCCCACCTGCCTTTGTTCCGGCCATAATACCTCCTTTACATTTGAATAATTTGCCGCATAATATCGGCAATCATAGCGACCTCGCTATCTCTGTTGACGCACGCTATTTTCTGCGTTCCGTTCTCAAACGTCGCAGTAACAGTTTCCTCGCCCTTGTCGTTTACATATTCCAAAGAAACCAGATTGCGATAGTCGCGCGTCATCTTTAAAACTTCGCCAAACGCTTTGGCTACTTTTGCTTTATCTTCCATTGTTTTCCTCCAATAGCTTACGGAGTAGTTTCTTAACCCCCCTATCACTACCTATACCTTTACCCGTCCACCATCCAGTAAACGGGTAAATCTTACAGGCGTTGCCTTTGTGCTTGAAAATCAAGCATTTATTAAATCCGTCGTACTCGGTTTTGTAACCTATGTTAGACAGTTGTTTTTCGACAAACGCTATTCTGCCTGGCTCTCTCCGGTTACGACGCTCCTGTTTTGCTTCTCTCATCAAAGCAAAGTCCTCTGCCAATTCGCCCATTAGAAACCTAGCCTTTCTATCTTTTCCGCTGCTTCGGCAATCAGTTTCATAACTGCCTTCTCAAACTCTCTGGCGTCCTCAATTCTTGGCTCCACGTCTTTGCGGTGGATATCAAAAATCTGCATTTCTAGGCCAGGGATAACGTCGGTATAGATCACAAAATGTAGCGTTTCGAGGTCTTGGTTTACCACGAAATACTTAATAATCTGCGCGTCATATTCCTTCGGTGGTTTACCGGTAAGGTAAGCCTCAATCACGGCGTCGCTGCCGAGGCACTTAACCTCTACGGCTTCTTTGCACTTGCCCTTCTTATCGGTAATCGTGCCGTCCGGAGAAATATAAATGTTCTCGTCGTCGTCGGAAATCCATACCACCGAGTCTTTGTCTAGCTTCTTGCCGGTCTTTTCGGCAAACATAGCCAGCGCTTCTGGCTCTAGGATATGGCCGCGCGCCATCATACTAAACGGCTCGCCGTTCAAGCGGTCCGCGTAATCGTTTGGCGTAATCGGCCGCGCTACACGTTCGGCAATAATATCGTAGAAGCGTGGGCGTGGATCTTGTTCCAGCTTCAACATAGCCAGCTCATACGGTTCAAGCAGGGCTGCTACGCTTGCCGAAGTCTTTTTATCCTCTGGCGATAGTTTTTGGCCGTCCTTCTCTAAATACTCGATCATCTTGGCTTTTAGTGGGTAGCCAGGCGTCCATAAATCTTTGAACTCACTCCCACCGGACTTGCCTTTACGGAACTCAAACCACTCCTCCGAGTTCTGTTCTATCTTTAAGACCTTCATTTCTTGGCCTCCTCTCGTTTCTCGGCAATCTTTTTTATTTCAGAGTCGAGTTCGGCAAGCCAAGTTGACATAGCTTGTAAGTTATCGGCCGTTTCTTTGCCAACAAAATACTTATCAAAAATACCGTCCACAGCTAAATAGGCGTTCTCAAGATCGGCGTGCATTTCGCCGAGCTCAAAGTCGCTCATCTTATCGGTGAACTTACTTTCCGTTTTTAGCCACATTTTTCTTAACTCCTTTCTGGCCTAGTTTCTCTTTGGCCTTGTCTTTTTCGGCGACGACTACCTTCTCGGCGCGCACTTTTATCGGTAAGGCTAGGAATATCTTTTTAAGTTCCTCTACCGTCTTTGCCTTGCGAAGTGCAAGTATAGCTGCCTCTATCTCGTCTTGGTGCTTCTGCGCTTTGTAATCCTCGAACTCCTCCATTTCTTCTGTGGAGGCAATTTCGCCGGATATAGCATATCCGAGCAGCGCCAGCGCGCGTCCAACGGCTACGGTTTCCAGCTTTTCAAAAGCCTTATCGCCGGTCTTTTTCTCGTCGGAACGTGCCGATCCTTCTGCGTCGGCAGACAACAGCGCGGCCTCACGGTCTGCGCCAGTTTTTAACAATTCCATAAATTCCGTTTTGTCCTTCCACACATACGCACGAAAGGTCGTAACGTTTCCATCGACAATACACTCGGTTGATATTTTGCTTCTTGGGTTGGCTGCTCTAAAGGCCGTCAACCTATCGGCAACTTTCGCATATTTGTTGCCTTTTAGGTCTATTGTTTTAACTCCCGCCATTTTATTTCCCCCCACTAAATACACGCTCCGCGTGTTTTCTGCCTAGCATATACCCCTCGTTAAAGGCTGCTATGGCATTTTTAACCGCCATATCCTTATACTGTTCTACGGCGTCGTTCATCTCTAATTCAAAGATTAGAGGATCATTACTCTTTTTCATACTTAACTCCTTTGAAATTATGGTCTAGTCCGGCAAAGCCTTCCGCACTAATAGCGAGGAAAATGGCTCGTGCGGAACCGGACTAGCACACGCGTATTGTCGCAGTAGCAATCTACGCGGCTCGGACGCCTAATGAAAATACCCATAAGTGATAAATCGAAACTTGTGGAAGGTAATCAAAAACAGCAAGATAGTTTAACCGCCATCTCTACGGGATAAGCGTCCCAGCTGCATAGATTGCTCGGATTGTTAAAGTGCTCCGCCGAGGCTATATCGCCGAATAACTGATATAGAGCCTCGACTCCGTTTCCGTACACACTAAAAAACCGGTTACTTTTCGTAACCGGAAAACCGTAAAACTTTATCTATACTCCCCCAAGAAACTTGCGATGATTTGGACCACAATCCTGCGCCCTATATCTCACCACAAATCGTCTTGTGGGGTAGGAGAAGGGACTTGAACCCTCGACCGCCTGGACCACAATCAGGAGCTCTAACCAACTGAGCTACTCCTACCACGTATAATTAAAGATTACAGTTTTCCTGTTACTAAACTCCCAAGTTTTTAATAAATCACGAAAACTACTCTAATTATACACCAAAACGCCAAAAATCTCAACATTTCTCGATCGCGGTTTGATAAATTTGGCGCATTTTAAAATCGCGAATATGCGTATATCTGCGCGTCGTATTTAGGCTTTGGTGGCCGAGGAACGCTGCGACATAGCGAATATCTACTCCGTCCTCTATAAGACGTGTTGCGAAAGAGTGCCGCATTGTGTGCGGCGTAACTTTTGTCATCCCTGTTTTATGGGCGGCACGTCTAAAGACTTGCTGGATATTGCCAGGCGTTACTCTCTTGCCTGTTTCATTAGCAATAAAAAGAGCTGGGTTATCGTCCGTCCTCATCAAGAGGTACGCCTCGATATCGTCCTCTATTTCCTTTGTAATAAAGCACGGCCTCGGCTCTTTACTTTTACCAACTACGGTAAACTGTCGGTCGCGAATTGTGTTCCGATCTAGCGCGCAAAGCTCGCCGATACGGAGTCCGGTGTTAAAGAGCATTTTACAGATTAAAATGTTGCGTGTTCTGTTAAGGTTTGAATATCCTCGGCGAGAACGTCCTACCTCTGCGAGAAACTTGTCGTACTGCTCGTAATCTATGAAACGAGCGTGTTTTTTCTCTGATTTCGGGACTACTATTTCATCTGGGTTTACGGTCCGTATCCCACGCTTCCGGCAAAACCGTATCACCGTTCGCAACTTGGAAACGTACTCTTTAGCCGTATCTTTGGAAACTAATCTCTGGTCCTCTAAATCCTCGCGTGGCTCTATTAGATCCAGATAAAAGTTACTGATATCGTCCAGCTTCAGCCTCCGGACTTGTATATCCCCAAAGTAATCCACGACTACGTGGCTGGCGTATTCGTACGCCCTATCTGTGTTTGGGGAGCAACCCTTGCCCCGTATTTCTCGTTTCCGGTATTCAGAAAACGCCTCTGATATTTTCATTATTTTTCTCCTCCCCACCCCTTAACTGATATTTGTGGTGAGGGAGGAAAGTGCTAGGCGTCCTCCAGCATTTTCTTATTCGCTACCGCTACGAAATACTTACTGGGGTTTGCCTTCTTAAACGAATACTCAACAAGCCAATCTATGTACCAATCCGTTAAGTTCCACGCGCACTTCAGATAGAACAATAGACCATCTGGGTTTTTGTATTTATCTACTAAATAGATTGCCTTTTGTCTTGCCTCCTCCTCCGTGTAATTGGTTTTATTGCGCTTCACGGATCCACGCCTTATTGAATTTATTGAATATCCATACTTTCTTTTAGAAAGTTTTGAATTATGGATTATTGAATTTACGCTTTCCACCCCCATAGTTTACCTCCTTTTCTGTGGTTTCAAAAAGAACGCCGTTCACTCACTCTCTTTGAACCTTACCTAAATTATAAAATCTTTTTGCTTTGAACGCAAACAAAGAGATTTATCTGGCCGAGATTTTATTACCACAAAAACCTCGACTTTCCATCGAGGCTCTATATCAGTTATTCGTATTTCTATTGTACCAGACTTTAAAAACGAGTGCAAGACTTTTCCACCACGAAAAGAGCGCCTGTGGTAGGCGCTCGTAATCGTCGTGATTTATCTCTTTTATTGTAGCACAGTAACAGATAAACGTCAACGACTTTTAAGGGGTAAGAACTATAAAGAAAATCGCGAAATCTTTACAGTTGTCAACGATAATAGCAAAAGACTTTACATATCCCGATACTTGTAAACGGATTTAAAAGCCCCCGATCACGGAGGCTTTTCGTAAAACTTGCGGACGATAGCTAACTGTTCGCGGAAACCATCGGCGGTTGGCTGGGCCACGCAATCAAAGAGCGCGGCGAGTAGGCCGAGCCTCTTTTCGATAGGATCGTCATCGCTTATTGCGCCATATTTTTCAAGATAGCGCAACTGTTCCAACGCTCCTTTGGCGGCCAACTCGCTCGGAACTGGTATGTGCACCATATTCTCGTGGATAAACCGGTGCAGAGTCGTCTTTGGTATCAGAATTATGCAATAGTGGAACTGCCGCAGCGCATAGATAGAGCCACTATTCCACCGCTTCTTGATAAAACAGAGGTGGTGGCGATCATACGCGTTGGTCTGTATCTGTTTCCTTCGTTGCTTCCTGTTTCGCCGTAGATAGCGCTTTTTCTTTTTAGCCATAACAATACCCACCTTTCTGCTTAAAGTGGCCAAAACGCCCTAAAAATCACGGAATTTGGCATATTTTTGTGGATATTCCCACATTTTTCCAGGTTTTTCCGGCCAGTTTTACACATTTTTCGCAAGTTTTTAACGTACAATTACGGGTTAAAGCCGTATCATCTGCGTAGGGGAGTTAAGAAAACCTACGCAGGTGGCACGGTTTTAACACAAGATACGACCGCCAGACTCTTTCCCCGACGGTCGTAGGTCATACATTTAACACAGATTTTTGTTTTTAGTAAAAGTAGAGTTTATTGGGAGGTGTGTACTTATTTTGGCTATTAAGGCGCTGAAAGAGATTTAGCGGCGTTCGATTGTATCTCCTGCAAATAAACCAACGCCCGAACTAGAAACCCACCCTTGATATACCGACTGTCCTGGTCTAACCACCGTAGAGTACCAACTTCTCGCATACTCGTTCATCGCCTCGCCCCACTCTACTTTACCCTCGCAGCGTTTCATAATCGCGCCGAGAGTATCGCCAGCCACAACGTTTATCACCTTACAAGAAGAAACCGGCGTTGGTGTAGGAGTAGGCGTTGGCGTTGGCTCTGGATCTGGCTCGTAATCGCCTGGCACTACCCAAACCCAACCACTAATATTCATATTGTGAGTTGCGACGGTTAGCGGTACGTAGTTTGCGTCGTTCACCATAGCAGTATTCGTTCCGGTCGCATAGAGATACATAGTCGTATGGCCGTATAGGGTATTGAAACCACCAGAGCCGATAGCACCGGCAACTGGCTTGTCGATATACTTCCATCCGAAATTCTTTACAAGATAGGCAGCCACGTCTTTACCGTTTACCGGTCCGTAATCTGGATGAGCCGACGAGTAGTCTTTCTTACCGGTGGCGAGGTAGGCGGTATATTTCGAGCACTGCCAGCCACTTCCGCCATCGTTGTCGCCGTCTGGTTTCCTACGAGCTATAACTTGGTCTAGCGAAGTTGAGGCGCCTTGCCCTGTCGGTTCCTCATTTTCTTTGATAGTTTCCTCATCGGTTGGCTGGTCCTCGTTCATAATGCGGTACATAGCCGCTTCTGCGTCCTCTATAAACTTCTTGGTCGCCTCTGGGATTTGCGCGTCGTTGCCGTCAAGCGTGATATACTGGCCGTTCTCGGACACGTGCCCGAAAATGATAAATAGGGCGCAGAGGATTGTTACTCCGCCCACAATAAACCAATGCAGATTTCGTTTGAGAAACTTACTTACTGCCTTCATCTTTCTTGTCCTCCGTTATTTTCTGGCTAGTAGAGCCGAAGAAGTACATATTTATCACAGTATTAGCAGCCAAAAAGGTCGTTACAATTTGTTCGCCCACACCGGCGAACCCCCACGTTTTAGAGATAAGAGAAACGAACGTTGCGATTGCCGATAGAATACCTGCCGCAAGTGATAGTTTCCTCTGTACCGTGAGGCTTGTTTTTATTGGTTGTATTTGTGCCATCTTAACTCCTTTCGTTAGTTTATTTCAGCACGATTTCTATGTTGCCACCATATTCGGTGGCCCACTTACTATACATAGACGTCATATAGGTATCGCCGTGTAGTTCCAGGAAATAATAACGCGCCAGCTTTTCGATCTCTGCGCGATTTTCCGGCGTGTCATTTATCAAACCTTGTAATTCCAATCTGGTAATTCCGAGCTGGCTCTCTTTGTGAGCCTCATCCAAACGTGCTTCCAAAGCCTGTATCTGCTCGTTCGACTCTGCGTTGACTTGGTTTACAATCCAATCACCGACACCAACGAAGGCGCCGACAATGACGCCAATAGCACTAATCACCGCAGAAATCTTTTTCAGATTTTCAGAGATTTTTCCGAACTGGTTTTCTTTTTTCTTAACCATCTATATCCCATTTAAGTTTTCTATCGAAGTGCCTGTCAATCCGGTAAAATGTTATATCTTTACTTGTATAGTTGAACATACAAGAAACAAAAAATAGGCTTTCCGCCTCTGTTAAATGTTAAATCCTCTTTTTGCGATTGTTAAATCTTGGACGCGAGGGGCCTAGCGACAAAGGATTTCTCGGAAAACCAGCGCGCTCTCCTTACTCCCGTTCGGGAACCCAGACGCCAGAAGCCGGCACTCTCCCTCGCAATTTTATTTTACCATAAATCCCTATAATACTTGTCCATCCGGCGGAGTAAGTTCCGCGAGTTTCCTTTGGACGCGTGGTTACGCCAACACTTATAGCACTCGTCCACCTTCTGCCTTGTCATCTTGCCTTTTTTAGCGAGGTTTACCATACGCCGCAGCTTTTTTCGCTCCGCCTTGACGTTCTTTGGATCTATCAACATAACTACCTTACCGGTTTCTGTTAAGGTAAAGTAAAACCCCAAAAACCTAATTTTTTCGGTTATGGGGTATATGCGCGTCTTTTTCGGGTTAAATACGAAACCACGCGAGTTTAGCCCCTTTTCTATCTGGTCTTTACAATACTCCAGATATTCTTTATCTTTGTGGAATAATAGGAAGTCATCCATATAGCGAAGGTACTCTTTTATCTGTAACTTCTCTTTGATATAGTGGTCCATCGGGTTTAACACCGAAATACCGAGTAGCTGGACAAGCTGGCTACCCGGTAAGTATCCGACGTCGCCGTCGTATTGCTCGCGCAAAATCTCAATCGCCATCTCTGCTACCTCTGGTTTAAGGTACGTCCTCAAACTTTCCTCGGCCGTCTTATGGCTCATCTTGGGATAATAGCCAGAGATATCGCATTGTAAAACGTAGCCGCCGCGTCCTTCTCTCTGATAAATCCGGTGTAAGAAGTGTTTAAGGCGTTCTCGCGCTTTGTCTGTGCCTTTTCCGGTCTGGCAGGCAAAATTATCTGGGATAAGGTGCCGTGTGATTTCTGGGTAGATCTCATTATCGCAGAGGCTTCTCTGATAAACTCTATCTCTAAAAGGTATTCCCATCGCCTGCCGGCGTTTCGGACTCTGTAACGTAAAAACTCGCCCTTTGCGCGAGTGATAGTCCCCAGATTTTAATTGGGCTTCTAACTTCAACACTTCTTCCACCGAGTTCAGAACAAAATGCGCTACGCTGTCTTTCCAGATGACACCTTTTTTGCATTTATTCATACTCTCATAGAGAGCGTCAAATCCAATAATATGTTCCATAGCCCACTCTTTTTCTCTGGGTGCGGCGTGATAGAGAACTTAATCCAGGGGAGTAAGCCCCCATCACCGCACTATTGTTTAGCCTTTCGGCAAGGTATTCGGCTCCTTGTATGTGGTTAATAGTTCGGCGGTCTTTCGTTATGCGAAAGCCAAAGTTGCCGAGCTGGGAAACACACAATCCGGCGCGACGTAGTTCGTGTTGTTCGCGTTGTTGTTGTTGGCGTTGCCGTTGTTGTTACCGTACCAAGCGTTATTAGCGTTGGAACGATTAGCCGACCGCAGCCACCAGTTGACAACGGACTCAAATCTAGCCTACAACCTGCGCTACGAAGTATCGTAACGCTTTTTATCTGCGTTGCGCCAAGCCCGAATTAGCTTGCGACAGTTAATTATTTTGTTCCCCCAATAAGTAACTCGCCTAGTTTCAAGGTGAAACACCTTTTTGGCTATGTCGAGCATACCAAGAAAGACAGTACACTTTGCTATTGCCTCATCTTGGAGTTCTTTCCGTTTCTTGTAAGTTTCGATATCCGACGTAACACGGATATTGTTCGCAGTCCAACATATAAGGTAAATGTCTTTGGCGTGGGCGACTAAATCGTCAGTAATGGCCGCGCGAAACTTTGGATCAAAGACTTTTTCATTAGCAGTTATTTTTATGGTGTAGTCGGCTAAATCAAGGGCTTTTATGATAACCTCTAACTTACCCTTATTTCTGGCTCCTTCGACTACGCTCATTTTGCTATATCCTTATACTAATTTTACTACGCCCCCCCCCGCAGCGCAAGCGCTGAAGATTGGGCACTCCGGCGGAAGTGTCCGCCGGAGATGAAGGATTACGCGATGACACAAGCCGGCGCGACGTAGTTCGTGTTGTTCGCGTTGATGTTGCTGGCGCCGCCGTAGTTGTTACCGTACCAAGCGCTAATAGCGCTGGAACGATAAGCCGACCGCAGCCACCAGTAGACAACGTTATAAGGGGAGCTGCTTGTCGGATAAGTGATAAACATACGTGTAGCAGAATTACCATCATTAGGCGAGGTGTAGCCAACGTTGTCTTTGTAGTAATCCCATACTTCGCCTTCGGCTCCAGATACTTGCGGACTGAAATACACTTCCTCTTTGGACGGCAAGAAAAACTTGTCCGTAGTTGTGTAAGTAGCACCGCCGTCTGTAACGGTATTTGCTGCTGTACTTATAGTAACCTGGGCTACTACGGCCGCTAAATCTTGGTCGATATCTGCTAACCAACCGGCATAATTCTTAACTGTATTGTTTGGCGAGCCATCGCCAACGTGAGATGGGGTAAACCACTCCTGCGAACTAGCCTCCGCGTCCGAGTTGAGCCATTGGCGTATCATCGAGTATTTCCAGTTGTTCCAACCATATTGTCGTATGTTGTTATAGTTAGCGCCGGTTGTATTTATGCTGGACTTATAGACTTTTGCATAATCCCCGTAAGGTATCGTGTCGCCGGTGCTAAGATTAAGCGCTGTATAGGTTGATCCAGAGTTCCAGCCGTAGTAATAGACACCTTCTTGCGCCGTTTCTTCGTCGGCCTCGGTTGCGGTTTCAGCCGCGTCATACATCATACCTTGGATATGCGCGTGCTGATACTGGAAAATCGCACCGTTACTGTTAAGGCCGTACTTCGCTTGTTTAGCTGCCGTATCTAGTACGTGGACCAGACGAACGCCGGTATTATAGGCGGTATGAGAGCTTGACGTTTTCTTGAAGTCAACTACGGTAGGCACTATATCGCCTACGTCCATAAGGTTTAAGATATTACCAGCCTGTACAAACTGCTTAATAACCGCCCAGGACGGAACGGCAACCGTTACGGTAAAGCTGTCTGACTCACCACTTTCTACGGAAGTAGCCGTAATTGTAACTGTTCCGGCTCCGACCGCACGGATTTTGTAGGTATCGTTTGCTTCATCATAAATAATTGTCGCCTTTGTTGGATCTGATGACTCCCACTTAATATCTGGAATTGTAGCGTTTGCCGGTAAAACGGTTGCGGAAACTGCTAAGTCCGTCTTACCTGCCGAGCCATCTGGTTTTAGATACATATTCTGGGTTGTCCCAGAGTACGTGTTGATCGTAACTGACGCCACCGAAATAATTCCGCTTGTCGGAATTGCCTCCACCGCAGCGGCCATTTGAGAAACCTTGTAGGTATCACTTGAACCGTTTTTAGTTCTGATTGCCGTAGCGATTGCCGCTACGTCGTTTTCCTCGTATAGTTTGTTTCCCATTAGTAGCTTACTCCATTTCCATCAACGAAAGTTCCACCAAACGTCGCCGATTGTGTTTCTATTTGCCCTGTTGTAGGATTTTTCGAGGTAATTGAGAGGGTTGCTGTTGTTGAGGTATCTTGGCGCAAGGTTACTTGCGGAGAATAACCGTCATCACCATCTGATCCGGCCGCGCCGGTTTCGCCTTGCGGGCCAGTATTGCCGGTATCACCTTTATCACCCTTCACGCCTTGTGGACCTTGTGGGCCAGTATCCCCCTTGTCCCCCTTGTCGCCTTTATCGCCCTTTTCGCCTTGCTCTCCTTGTGGGCCAGTAGCACCAGTATCGCCTGTATCACCTTTCTCGCCCTGCGGACCTTGTGGGCCCGTGGCACCCGTTTCACCGGTATCGCCCTTATCGCCTTTATCTCCCTTGTCCCCTTTGTCGCCCTTCGGACCATTGAAATACCCACTATCCCGTTTAGCAGTTAAGTCGTCAATCAGGGCTTGGATTTTCTGCATATAGATTTCGGTATCCGTCGGCGTAAGTTCGCCAGCGTTGATAGCTCCTTCTCTATATGAACCTGGATCCACCTGGATTTTAATTGGAGTCGGCGAGTAGCGTAGTTTCAGTTCTTCGTTCTCGTCAATCTCGAACCCATAAACACCAAGCGCGAACTCGCCTTTATTCTCTAATACCTCAAAAGGTATATCGCAGGCGTCGTCCACCAGAGGAACTTTGTAAGTTGCTCCGTCCTCTTTTCTGATAAATACTGCGTATTTGACAAGACCGTCATACGATTTCGTAAATTCAAAATCAAGAGGCGTTGCCAGATATTCACCTTGGTTTACCAGAGAACCTTCGGTGATTTCGATTTTGTTTTGAGTAACACTCAATTTCATATCGTTTTCTCCTTTCTTTAATAAATCCTTTGCGCTACTCCACCCACAGACCGATAAAGTTTTGTTGCATTTCTAGCAAGCCCGTTGAGTGGCACCTCGATTTTTTTAACGTATTTCGCCGTGTTTGATTGTTCTGGATCGTTTGGATACGGCACAAGTGCGGCAGGTTTCGTTTTAACGGTTATCACGCTACTATAACCAGACCAGGCGTTACTACTGTTCTTGGCGCGAGCGCGATAGTAATAAGTAGTGTTTGGCCTTAATCCGCTATGCGTAAAGGTGGAGTTACCGGTAGAACTTTTACTCGCTATCTGGGTTGTAGGATTGTTTGACGTTCCACCGTAGAGATAAACCGTACCAGAGGACGGATTGCCGAAAGAGGACGTTCCCCAAGTAATCTTGTTGGTGTAGGAGTCGGTATTTGAGCCAGAAATAGACGGAGTATTTGGCGCAACGACAATAGAGCTAACTGTCGCGCTGCCAGACCAAGTACCCTGGAAGTCCGAACGTAAACCAGAGCCAGCGGTAAATGATACGCCATAAGTACCGTTTGAAGAAACAGTTTTAGAGTAGGTTGTAGTACGTACGTCGCCGACGTCAATACCACCTCTTACCCAGTTACCAAACCCACTATCCTCGAAAGTCTGCCCTGCGATTGTCATCGTCGGGTTAGGAAAGCTAGTATCCTGATAATGATACGTGCCAGAACGCCAGTAGTGCATACGAGCATAGATTGTCGCGCCATCTACCCAAACCTCAAGTTCGCAAGAGAAATACTGATTTGCCATTATTTAACCCCTTTGTCAAGTTTGCCATCGACTATCTTAACGTCAAACTTCGTTTTGCACCTTGAACAAACTACGTTTTCAAGGGTGGCGTCTTTGGACTCACAGATAAACTTCTTGCATTTCGGGCAGGTAACTCTAACCGCTTTAACTTCCTCTTTTACTTTCGGGGGTACGGTATAGGTTAGGTAACAATGACAATGCGGATGAGCGTCGGCCACTTCGCCGGCACCAGCACTAAATTCGCCAATTCCTTCCTCGTGGGCGTGTTCGGCAAAATCACCGTCAAGAGGTAATTCCACGCCGTCCATTTCTTTGCAGATTTCACAATGGTTTACGGACTCTGGGTTGAGGTGCCAGATTTTTTTGACTTCCTCCAACTCGTTATGCTCGGTGATAGCGTTCGCCATATCAAGGCTCGCCATTTCTGACGACCGGTGCGCCTCTGTATCTTGTAGCCTCTTGGTGCGCCAGAACTCGCTCTCTGTTAAATCACGCAGGGCGTTATTAGTCTGTTCTTCGGTAAAGTCGCCAGCTTCGGCCATCTCTAACGTCCGGTGGATCGCAGCGTCGGTATCGGATGAGTAGGAGAAGGTTATTTCCTCAAGGTATTTTAAGTAGGTTGACTTAAAATCCTCGCTGGGCTCGTACTCATAGCTAGTATCTACCTCATAACCCGCCGCTATCGCTGCCTCCTCTAATTCCTCTTGTCGAGCGAGTGCGTAGGCGACCGCGCCTGTAAGCAGAACTGGTAATAAGTTACCAGCGAGGATACTAGATTTCTCTTTGATATCAAACTCGTCGCCTTCGATTGCGGCCTCGATTTGTTCCTCGGTATATTCGTTGAGAAGTTTTTCTACTTCCGAGTCTGATATAGCGTTCTTCTTTTTAGTTTTGACACTTTTAAATGAAGTTTCTACCTGTGAAACAGAGTCGTCTGCGTTATCCGCGACCTGTGGGTTTTCTGGCTCTGGTAGCTTCTTAACAAGCGCCTTAAATCCTTCTGGTAAGCCAAGCGCGTCAACGGCAGAGTCCAACGCAAAGCCAGCGTCCACGGCGTCTTTTAGCACTCTAAATTGTACCTCGGTAGTTTCTGCACGGGTTTTGAGCTCGTCCACAGACTCCGAAATAACGTAATCGACGGTAATCGCGAAACCTAAACCGTCGGTAATACGGTTCATTTCGTGCGTAAACTTCGCCCAGATCTTAATAAGTTTCGGATAAACTGTATATTTGTCAAAGATATGCTCGGACTTGGCAACAGAGGCATAGTTGGAGTTTTGGATAAAGCCCTTAATTTCCTCCGGCACGCCAAACGCGGTGGCCGTTTTCTTATTGGCCTGCTCGAACACGTCTTTAAGAGTAGCGTCTTTATTTGTTTGTGCAAACGGTACCCACTCAATTTGAGCCGGTAAAGGCTTGCCGTCTATCGCGGAGGTAGGGCGGTGGACATAGGAAACGTTATTGTTGCGGCCTGCGCCACGGTGCTTTTCCTGCATAGCGTCCACGATATCGTTAAATTCTTTTTTGTCGCGTGCCGTAACGATAAACTCACCAGCCGGAATAGCTTGGTTGCGGAAAAAGCCACTCTGCCAATCTACGATATAATCGTCCAAGCTCGCCCACTTTTTAGCAGCCAACGTTGGCGAATAGCCCTCGGTAACGTCGTATGGGTTAATGTTAAGAGAAATAGAAATAACTTCTGCGTCGGTGTAGGTTGCGGATTTGGTGCGGTACTGAATAGAGCCGTCGCTATTCTTAATCACCCCGACACCTTGGAGGAAAGTAAAGCCACCGATATTGTCTTTGGTAATCCCGCCAGGCGTTCCGTCTATCTTATGACAAAGAATATAGACAGTCGGATGGACCAAGGTCATCACAGCCAACGCCTCAAAGAAATCAAGGCCGGACATTTCTTTATTCGGATTATAAAGCGCAGAGATTAGTTGTGGCGTTTCTTTGAGCCGTTTGCCATTTTCGTCTATCGCGTAAGGTAATGCGATCGCAATCTGCTCGGCAATTCTGGACACGTCTGCGAAAATGTTGTCGTATGCTCCATCACCACCACCGTAAAGGCTGAAAAAGCTGTTTCTGATATCTGCTAGGTGCCACTCGCTACCGTCCGCATTAGTGATACCTTTCGCTTTTCCAGTTAGTTTTGCTTTGATTTTTTCAAACATCCTACCTCCTTTTATGCTTTTTTATCGAAGTGAGTGTCAAGCAGTCCTGTGCCACTTGACAATTCCGCTAGACGTTGTGGAACTCCACGAGCCCACCCACTCCTTATTCGGGTTAAAATTAGTATTCGACGTTTCATAGTAAGTACCTACCGGATAAAGTAGGTTTACTATCTTAATCTGTTCGCTTGTGAGTGCGTTGGTCGTGATTTCTTTTTTGACTACTATCGCCATATTCCTCCTACCTTAATACGTCCGTACCATCCAATTCGCTGCTATCCAACGTAAAGTAGTGTGGAGCATTGTATTGGTGGACGGTCAATGTTGTTACGAGGTATCCTGGGCCGTGTTCCCAGTTAATACCATCTACGATATAAGTACCGGCAAATTCGCCTTGTAACTCGATAATATCGCCGAGCATTAGAGAGAAATCGCCTTTGACTTCAACGTTTAAGATTGGGTTGTATCTAGCGCGCTCGTAAAGCATATATCGCGCAAAGAGGTCGGCTTGGTTTTCGGATTGGAAGAATTCATTATTGGTGATTTCCAAAACACGATCGCCATATTCTTCTACGCTTTCTTCGTCTTGGACGTCGTATTTCAAGAGGTTTGTAACTTTTGCCGGTTCGCCGTAAAGCCTCATCTCGTCAATTTCGACGGCGAAGCTGTTGGTATTCGTAAACGTTACGATAAGAGCGTTAGAAATTAGCCTGGACGTCGCAGATACACCAGAAGTTATTTCGTTCCCATTGGCGTCTTTGCAAGTAAACCAGGAAACAGAACTGCTGCGCCCTAGTGTCGGATTTTGGACGTCGTAGCACGGATCCTCAAGCGAACACGAAATCTCATTTGAGAAGTTTGGATCTATAACCCAGAGGTTGCTCGTTCTATCGCCGGATGAGGACTTGGTATAAACGTACTGGTATTCCTGGACTTCGCGGATTTCGGCTTGGATTTTAACGTGGTTTACCATCTGGGAATTCTCGGTAGGACGAACTTCTATGATAGAGTATTCGCCGAACGTCATAGCGAGTTCATCGTTGAAACTTGCTCTCGCTTGGAAGCGTAGGATACCAAGCTCGTCTAGCCAAAAACGTCCGTTCTCGGCCTGTACCAGCTTTCTGATTGCGTCGCCAGCGCTGTCGCCAATATCAAAGAATACAAACGGAATAACGTTCGCGCCTTGCTCGAAGTTATACTGTGCAGGGGTAAGCCCAAATTGCTCCACGATGGCCGCTAATACTTCGTCAGTTCTGGCGTCGCGCATATCCACCACCTCTGTTAGAGGGCTTTCGCAGATAGACGTTAGGAAGTCGTTTACGTGATAATCAGCAGTTCGTGAACTCTGGTTAATATCTGGCGTATCCTCTGTTAAACCGACGAGCTGTGGAATAGAGCCTTGCCCTTGGAAGCCAGCATAGATACGAACCGGACGGCCTGGAAGATTGTTCTCGTCAATCGCCGAGCCGGAGCCTGGCGTAAAGTAGCCATCGTGGTTGTCGAAAGTAATATCTGCCTGCCCGATTTGGACGGTGTAGGGAAACTCAATAGAGCGTGAGAGGCTTATCTTAACTAGCCGGTCGGAATAGTCCGAATACTTGTATAAGTCCCATATCTGCAACACGTTCGGCTCACGTAAGGCCAAAATGTCTGGGCCGTCTAGGACGCTCTGGTCTAGCGTAAAAATACCAACGGAGGGATCTAGCTCCTTCGTAAATGAGATATACGGCGCAACCGTAGGGGTGATAATCTGCCCACGTGCCGCCTCGTGAAATGAGTTACTTACGTCTATCACAGTTGTTTTGACTCCCTAAAGCTAACTTGTACGCCCTCAACAGTTCCGCAGTTATCTATCACGTTCTGCGAGTTGAGCTCCATCCTCGCAACCATATTGGTAATTGGAAGGTTAGCGGCACCAGAAATCGTGATGACGGGGTATCGTCTATTTTCCCATTGTCTATCTACGAAGCCTTTAAGCACGGAATACTCGCCGGCAGTCATATAGCCAAGCGATAAGGTGATTTTGTGTTTGCGCGCTTTGTAGTAATCTGATACGTTGCCATCTACCGTTTCCACCATCTGCCCGATATGGTCCGGGTTAGAAATAAGCGGAGTAGCCCATACGTCATACGTACGCGTTACGGTCTGGTCTGTTATCGTTACTGTTATTGCCATTTTATACTCCTGCTATTGCTCCTTTTAATAATCGACTACGATTGTTTTGGTTTATCGCTTCTACAATTTGGTCTGCTACCCTTCGGCGTTCTGCCGCTGAAGTAGCAAATACTCCTTCAACGGTTACATAATTGTTTATAGTTGTGCCTAGAATTTTAGGTGTTCCAGTTGTTTGATCGACAAGTTCGGCTGGTAGGACATATTCGCCTTTATGAACGACGCCCGCAATCTCGTCTGGATTACCAGAGCCTGTGTAGCCACCAGTAGCCCAGCCTTCATATTGTCCGGATCCAACCCATTGTCCGTTTACATAATTCATTTTTTCATTGGTAAAGCCTGCACCAGAGAAAAGGTTATAAAATCGTTGTGATAGACCAGCGAAAAATCCGTGATCGGAAGTAAGGGCTTTGTTTACGTTATCTATAAAATTCCCGCTATATGTATTTGCCGACATTTCACCGAGGTTAGCAAAAGTAGCTTGAGCGCCTTTGACCGCCTTCTCGAACGCGTCGGTTAGATTTTGCCCTATTGTTCCGCCTGCACCAGTAGCAAGTGCGCCTTGTTCTTCATAGGACGCTTTTTGTTCCTCGTACCTTCTCTGCAAGGCTTCAATCTCGTCAAGCAATATAACGTCTTGGACTTCTTTAAGAGCGTCGCGGTGTTTATTCATAAAGGCAAGCTCGTCGTCCAATTCAGCTTGGAGAGCGGCGCGCTTTTCCTCGTAGGCCTTACGGTCATTTTCGTTTTGCAATTCTAGTTCTTCTCTCGCCGCTTCGGTTTGCTGCTGGTACAGGTTTTGCTCTTTGGCGAGAGCGAATTCAAGGTTAGAGAGTTTCTGGCGGTTATACTCGTTGTTATACCTCTGCAAGAACGCAATTTGCGTCATAATCTCGTCCACCTTCTCTTGGTGGGCGCGTTCCTCCTCGGCCTGCGATACAGCAAACGCAGCGTTTCTTTCCTCTACTGCTCTACGATAATCAACGTTTGCCTCTTTAATCTGTTTAGTAAGGTTCCCGATGGTTTCAAGATGACGGACTTCAATCTGTTTCAAGTCCTCCAGATAATCGCGCCTCAATTTTTCTAAATCTGCCCCCAAATTCCGTACAGCTCCAGCCGTGCCAGTAGCAGCGTCCCCTATCCCAGAGATACCTTCGCTTGCACTTTCGCTTGCGTTTGCTACGTCTTGTGTGGCTTCTACGGTTGACGACATAGCCAAATTGACTACTGCGATAGCAGCGGCTACGGTAGCAAGCCCTAAAATAATACCTTTAGTCGCAACATTTAGCCCAAGGAACCACGAAATTGTAGTTGCAATCAGAGGGATAAGTTTGGAAAGGGCCCAGATAATACCGCCAGCACCGACAATCACACCTACAAAAGTCCCTATTCCGACGATGACTTCTTGGTTTTGTACGACGAAACTTGCTAAATTCGCAACAAAGGTCATCATAGGTGCAAAGGCTTGCCCAAACGAAGCCCGTAAGTTTTCTAGGGAATTAGACAACCTTTGGGACGCAGCCGAATAGGAGTTCTCATACGCAACTGCCTGGGACGCATATTTTTGCCCTGCTTCAACCGTAGAGTTATAAATCGCCTGGCGTCGTTCAGCCACGGTAAGTTCGCTTGCCGTTTTGCCGATTGACTCGGCGTAACGCTTTTCTGCGTCAGAGGCAGTTTCCATATTACCGGCTACCTTCATCATCATAGACGACTCTTGCTTGATACCCTGGGTAGCTCTCGCAACGGCGTCTGATACGTTATAGCCCTCCTTACGGTTAGCTTCTGCCGAGATCGTCATCGCTTTTATCATTTCAGTAGCTTCTTGGACGGAATAGCCGTACGCAGTAAGGTTGCGCATAGCAACCATCGTATCTTCTTCGGAAAGTAAGCCATTGGAAGTTATTTCCCTAATTCCTGTCATCGCGTCTGATACGGTGCCTTTAACCGTATCTACGGTAGTCATTAGTCCATACAGCGCGTCCTCATATTTCGCATACTCATCCAACGAACTTTGCACGAAAGCTACTTCGCTGGCTCCAATCGTCGCGAATAAAGCTTGCGTCTTTGAGTCCAAGTCGTTAATTGAGCCAATCGACTCATACATTGACTCTTTCCAGCCAATAAAGTCGCTGGTAGCTTCTTCTGCTGCGTCGCCCACTTCTTGTATGGAGGGTGCCGCAGATCTAGTTGCAGTAGATACCTCCTCTGTTTTAGCAGCAGCTTCCTCTTGCGCTTTGGCATATTCCTCTGCCTCTTTGGTGGTCTTCTCGAACCACTCTTGGTACTCCTCATAGGTGCCTTCACCTTCACCCCAGTTAATTTTGAGGTTCATATCGCCCATCTCTTGTTTGAGATTATCTACTTTTTTGCTAATATCATCCACGCCCTTTTCTACGCTGGAGGTATCAGCTTGAAAGGTATATTTGACAACGTTGCTTGAGGAGTCATCCATCTGTTATACTTCCTTCCTTATTTTGTTGCTCTTTTGCCTTATGGCCTCTGCAAAATCCTTATCCGCTGTTACGCCAGCCATAGCCGTTGCCTGTATGTCGCCAGCGTCAACAATTTGGCGATAACGAACTTTACGCGCAGCTTGGTTAAGCCCAACCATAGTTTCAAAGGTATATGGAATATGCTTTACTTTGCCATCCTCGTCCACGTCTATAATGTGGCCTCGCATTACGGCTTTTACGGCTTCAAAACCAAAATACTCACCGTGTAAAGCTAACTGGTACAGCTCCGGTGGAATATCGCCACGATATCGTGGATTACGCGCCTCTTTTGCACGATCTTCGGCCCATTTCTGGTCCGCCTTGGATAGCATATCTTTAAACGCTGGCATTTGGCTCCTTCGGCTCTGCTACAACGCCAAGTAAAGCAGCGTCAACAATACGTCTAATCTCTACTCTGTCCAATTCTCTAAAGAGCTTGTCAACTGCTCCTTCGGTATCAGACGTAATTGTGCCTTTGAGTATTTCGTGAGTTTCAATAGTTAGTTCGCTGATCCTATCTTGTAGCTCTGCCAAAGCCTTTTTATCCTCTGCGGTCAATTCTTCGTTTTTGTCGGCATTTTTGTAAGACTCTAAAAGACTTTGTGCTGTTCTCTGTATATCGTTTAGTTCACGCATATTTGCTTGAACTTGTAGTTCCTCGCCAGCCCCATACGGACGTACATAAAACTTCCCGTATCCTTCTACGTCAATTGCTTTTTTGTTATTCTTTGGAATATATTTGATAGTCATAGTAATTGTAATCTCCTTTATTTCGTTATAAGGAGCTATCGAAGTGCTAGTCAAGTTGCACAAACAAACTATTTATGTTAAACTAAAGGTAGTTATTTAACAAAGGCCTTTATGAAAAAACAGACACAAAAAAATAAACAGACAGACGCCAAACGCAAAAACCTACGACGAGCAGAATATATTTTCCTAGCTCTCGTCTTAATTCTTGTCATCTGGTATATCTTCTTTATACCGCATAATACTTCGCCAGCCCCGCAAGCCTGGAAACGCCTCCAATCAGACGATGAACTATGCGACGCTCTCGTTTGCATAAAGGTAGATAATACCGAATTCAACTCCCAATATGGCTACGGTCATATCTACGGACGAGCTGTAAACTATACCGGCAAAGACTTGTCGTATATTGCCATAGACTTCGGGCTCTATAATGGCGACGTAAAAACCGGCTCCTGTATTGCCAACCAAAACTATCTCACGAACGGCACTACGTGGTCGTTTGAGGCGGTTTGTAGTGGCACTTCTGGCTCTAGCTATAAGGTAGAGAACGTAACTTATTACTAACAAAAATCCCTCTGTAAAGAGGGACTTCTGTTTTTTTGGTTGTTAAGCACTGACAGGCACCGGAACGAATTCCTGCGTGGAGGCGTCCCAAAGAGTTTTCTGGGAGAGGTCGCCAGCACCAACGGTTGCATAGCCTTCGGAAGTCGGCTGTGCGAAAATCGTAAATGGCACCACGATATTCCCATCAGTTCCATAGGTGTAGTTCAAGTTAAGCTGCGTCAAACCGGCAAAGATATGCAAGTCATTGTCGGAGTTAGGATCGCAAGTAAAGTGGACGTTAACAACCTTTGGAGTCTTGGTAGCACAAGTACCACCACCAATACGGATACGCCCAAGCAAGTCATCTGTTAGAGGTTTCTCGTAAAGATCCTCGTAGAGAACTTTAAGCGCGTCCATAGAAGGCAAAATGTAGTTACCTTCTAGCTGTGCAGTTTCTAGTTTCCCAGATGGTCTAGTGATAACACCGGCCTGTGAGGTTGTAGAGAGGGTGCCCTCTGCAAAGTTTGGCGTAATATCACCAAGAAACTCTGGGCCAATTACGGTGGTACCAATCGCTAATTCGACTTTACCACCCATATAAGTAGGAGCTTGATCCATTGTTTTCCTTTCTTTTAATAACTTATTGTTCCCGACACCGACCAGATAATCCGGCCTTTTGTATCCTCGCCAACTCTCGTCGGTGTAGAAACTGGCGAAATAGTGATATTGCGATAGCTATTTTCTATTCCATACTTCGGTACGGCTGGCAATTCGCAGGTATCGTAGGTTTCCACCTTACTCAAGAAATCTGCCACAGCCTCTAGCTGTTTTAAGGCCTTGAGGTCTGTTTCGGCTCTTGAATAAAGCTCGTAGCGTTGGACGCGCCGCCTAAATTTAGACGAAGCCTGCCCTATGCTAACGATATAGATACCATCTTTGCCAAGCCCTAACTTCTGCCAAAACAAATCCTTGTCGATTTTGCCAAAGCCATTATTTTCTAAAAACTTTAATAGTGATAGCGTAATCATAAGTATTTGTTAATCCCTTCCTTCGCGACCGTATCACCGGCGTTTTGTAGATAGTATTTCGTATCTGGGTGCAGATTGTTTTCAAAGTGCCGTCGCCTGGCATAAGGCACGGCCGGGCTACCATAAGCCACGGACACTTCAAGCACGTTCTCGCCTGCTTCTTCAACCCTACCGTCCGCTTTAAGCGAGCCGGTAAGTTCTGGTGCTAGCATACGAGAACGCTGGAGTGTCGCCTCTGCCATAGCGCGGAGGGAATTGCGAACGTTTACCTTTAAGAATTTAAGGCTGTCGCTTATATGTTCCTCCACCTTAACGGAAATCTTTGCTTCGCCAACCGAGGTAACAGACATTAGATATAATCCTCCTCGTCTGTTTGCTGCTCTTTTTCAAGAGTAAGCCGATAAAACTCAACCTCGCCCGTATCGAAGTCTTTGCCTTCGGTTACGCCAGCGATACGATAGTTCACGCCGTTATAGCGTATGCCGTTACCGACTAACTCATCCGGCGAGATACCCTCGTAATCTTCTGGGTGAACGTGGAGCGTAGCGTCAGATTGTTCAACTTCTCTGTCTGCCGACATAGAACTTCCTCTGGCGCTTTGAGTCATCCCACTACGTAACTTGAACACGCCTTCGTGCGGTATGGTCTTGGTAATCTTATTTCCTTCTACCATCCCTCTTTCTACTTGTAGATACTCGTAGTTATCGGAGGTAAATAGATCGAATACCGTTCCCATTACAAACCTTTCCGTGGCGAATACCAGCTTGGCACTCTGAATACTTTTCTAGCGCAGCGTCGTTCTGCTTAACGAAGGCCTCCATAGGAGAGGTGATACTTTCGTCATACGATACGGAATAGTCCTCAATTTTCTTGGACTTAATCCCGCTACGTTTGACTTGCTCCTGTTCTTGGCCTATGGTGGCAAAACAACGCGCGAGCAGAAGTTCCAGCCCTGGCTGGAGGGGAGCTTTGAGTTCTACACAAAGCAGGTCCTCCAACCGTTCCTGGGCTATTTTAAAGTACGTTGAATAGTTTTCAGACTCAACTTTAGTCAAGGCACGACCGAGTAACGAGCCCATTTTTTCTTTAGTGATAAGAGTATGTTCTGTCATCCGGTCATTTCCTTTCTAAATTAAGCGCTTGCACCTGCGGACTTGTAGCCAGCAGCAACCTTCGAGCCCTCAAGAGAGCCAGAAACTAGACGCTCGACGAGCATATAGTCTTTGTTAGTCTTGATATCGAAGTCGGTGCGGACCATATCGTCAGTACCAAGCAAGGTGTAACCCTGGTTTGCATAGGCGATAACGTCGTAACCAGCGGCCTTGATACCTTCGAGTTCCACGATCTTTGCGCGGAATACCTTCTCGAAGTCGGTACCAGGCTGGAATAGCAAGCGTCCGTTCTCGTCCTCTGCGAGCATAAGGTCGGTGAGATCGGTTGGATCCAACACGAGCACCTTGTTGATCGGAGTGTTGACGGTAAACGCAGTCGGCTTGATAGCGCGAAGGGTTTTAACGATTTTCTTATACGTAGAGTCAGACGCTACGTTGTTGATAACAGACGCAACGAACGACGCATAAGAGTTAGCCACGCTAGAACCGTTAAGGTCAGCGACAATGCTGTGGAGGCCACGGCTACCATCGAATACACGATAGTCAGCTTCGTTGTCGCCAGGAACGCTTCGGCCATCACCCAAGATAGCACCGGTGTAAACTTCGGTCTTTAGGCGAGCAGCGAGTTCCTCGGTGCGGAAGCGCAAGAATTCGCCATCCTCGTCCTCTAGCAAGTCGATAAGGTCAATATCGAGCATTTTGTAGAGGATTTTGCCTTTAAGATCACGGTGTAAGGTAGAGATTTGCTGTACGGCTTTTTCCTCACCTTTCTTGTGGCCTTTAGCGCGGATATTTTCGCCTTCACCGTAGTAAGCGTTGGCAACGCCAGCTCTACGATTGCTCCTGCGGAAGGTGCCAAGCACGTCGGCGGCAACGTCGTTCCAGGTAGCAAAGAATACGGCGTCGAGGGTGGTTGGTAATACAAAGCCATCACCGATACCTTTTTCTTTGAGTTTCGCGGTCCAAGCGGACTTGATCGCGATTTTGTTGCCACGGTTTTCAGCTATAATGCGACCGAAGTCAGCCATAGCGTTCTTGGAGCCAAGATATCCTTTGGCGCCAGTTTCAGCCGTGGTTGCAACCTGTGAAGGTTGCTTCACTAAAGTTTTTGCAACTTTATCCATAGTGGTTGTTTCCTTTTCTTCGTTAGTATTATCTTCTTCCGCAGGAGTTTCCTCTGCTGGGGTTTCCTCTGGCGTTTCGGCCGGAGCTTCCTCTGCTTTTGGTTCTTCCGTTGGGGTTTCCGGTGTTTCAACCGGAGTTTCCTCGACTTGTTTCTCGTCGGGGGTTGTCGTTGGAGTTTCGTTCTCCATCTCTACTCCTTTCGTAGATTTCGCCTCTAACACGCGAGCTTCTTTATTGGCCCCACGGGTAACGAGCGAAACTTCGATAATTTCGCCGCCACTCACAACCTTTGAGTCAAAGTTGTATTCGTAGTCGCGGAACTGAATAGAGAACGCGTTGTCGAGATGGCCTTCCTCAATCAACTTGAACATATCTTGGGCATAATCTCTGGACGAGATACCGCACTCAAAGATGAGCTCATTATTGGTAAAGGTAGCCTTGCGGACAGAGCCGATCGTCTTATCAACTTCCCAGAGGTTGTGGTCGGTAAGTAGAGGAATATCTACGTTTGTTACGCCTTCCGCCGGTATAGCGTCAACGCGTATTTCACCACCACCTTTAAGTGGAAGTCGGAAAGTTCCAATCTCTATCTTTTCGTAATCGCGATCCTCTTTGTTGGAGGACGCAACGAAAGTAACTCTGTGCTCGCCTTCGACTTCGGCGATTTTAGTCTTGGTTAGAACTAAAGACTTTACTTTATTCATTTAATATCCTTTCGCCGTCCCTTTTGGTTCTTACGGAACCGGACCTTGGCTACTTTATTTATCCCCGCATATCGAAGTGAGTGTCAAGCGATAAGAAAAAACCGAACAAATGCGTGCGAAATACGGCTTTTTGGCTTATTTTGTTCGGTTTTATAGTTACACTACGGCTACGATGGTGTTTGCTGCGAGTGCCGAGCCTTCCCCTGGATCGGACGTAGTAACGGTGAGCTGCAACATATTATTGGCAATAAAGGTTTTAAGATACTCAATGTTCTCAACCATATTGTCTAGCTGGTCTGCGGCCAACTGATCTAGTGGCACGAAGTCCATATTTGGGTGTGGTAATACTGGTGTCGCCATCTTATGCCTCCATATATTCGTTTAAGTAAATAAAAGCGGCGTAGGTGGGGTTAGTGATAACCTCCCTTGCTTGCGCCGGTGTGATAGTTTCTGCTACGGTATCAAGTACTTTCTCGGCTTTGTCGGCGTCAGTAGAAAACGTTCTAACAAACAGAGAGAATTTGAGTTCAGAGTCGCCGTCTTTTACGGTGTAGGTCTTTGCGTATCTGTAAATAGGTTTATCGGCAATCGCTGCGCTACCGTCTTTCTTCTTGTAGGGTGTTCCAATAGCGGAAGTCCTAGTAGTAAAGTCATCGTTAATTTTTGCTCGCCAGAGAGCGATACGGTTAATAATTATGTCCATACTTATTTTATGACGTTATATCGAAGTGAGTGTCAAGTTTAACGAACTCCCCCATATTCTATCGGCTTGCGCTCCATATCACGAATAGCATAGGCAATAGCGTCCATCGCGTGATCGTTGCCGTCCTCTGGCTCGTCCATACTCTCGCCGGTGGATTTTTTCTTACGCCAGGCATAGGTTAGATACTCGCGTTCCAGGGGTTTATCTTGGGATAAATAGGAAACCTTGCGACGTTTTACTAACTCAATGTTGTAAATTTTACCGTTCATCTTCTCGCCTGGTTGCTTATTACACGCTATCGCGCGTAATCCGTTCGCCTGCATTTCGGCGATAATTTCCGGACGCGCCGAGTCGCATACAAACAATCCCTCTGGGAACTCTTTAAGTCTAGCAATAAGGTCAGGTGTGAGAAGTTTATTCTCATATAGCATAAGTTGTAGGCATACTTCTTTTGGCTCTTTCTCGTTCTCATATACCGCAACTACGGCCGTTGGATCGTTAGAAAAGCCAAAGTCCACCCCATATCTCTTTAAGAGGTAGCCCTCCGGTATCTCATCCACCGTAGTCCAGCCCTCGTAAACGTTGCCCTCAAGGCCGTACACTCTCCACCAGTTAGACGTTCCGTCGCCTTTTCTCGCCTCTATCGCCTTTACGATATTATCCTCAAGTGCCTCATTACCCTTGTAATTTAGCTTAATAAAAGATACGTCATCGCGTTTTAGCAGCTCCGTGTGTACCCAGAATTCGTTTACAGGGTTAAAGTCTAGCCAGATTTTCTCACGAGTACGCACTTCCAACGCCGAAAATGTATCGTAAGATATGCGGTTCGCCTCGTTTACAAAGAGGTAATCACGCCTGGCACCAAGGGCGCCCATCTCATCGCAGGAAAAGAATTCTACGATAGTGCCGGTTAAAATGTTGGTAAACGTATGCTCGGTCTTATTCTCTTTGAAATATCTCCACCAGCTAAAGTCAGACAATACAGAACCAAAATCACGCATAGCACCACGTTTAAGGTTCGGGTAAGTATCGGTGGTTGTAGATATGATTTTGTTTTCTACGTCAAAAGATAGGTCGGCGATTATAGCCATCAAGTCGTACGTCTTACCGGCGGACGTACCGCCCTGTACGATATTTATGCGGCTATTTAACTCCCTAATCTTGAAATAGTTTTCTGTATCTCGCCAACGCATTTTCTATTGTCTTTCGCTTCTATCCTTTGCCAATCTCGGAGCTGGTGGTTCCACCTCCATTGTTTCTACGGATTGCTTCGGAAAACCGTAGATCTCGTCTATAATCTCTCTGATAATGCGCCACTTCTCGGCAGGTTTAAGAGAGCCGTCTAGCAGTATCTCTGCAATATCGCGCTCGAACTTTGGGGCGTTCTCGTCCTTCTTAATCTGTTGTAGCTCCTTCTTTGATAAGGTGATAATCTTTTCGAGCTTCGCCCTCGCCGTATCCTCGGCCTTGAAAAACCCGTGTCCTCGCGGATTTTCTTTCTCGCCGCCATAGCGCGTCTTTTTGCTCGCCTTTGTTTGTGGTGGCTTTTTATACCCCACTTTGTATTCCCCAGAGTCCAGGGGAACTTTAGTCTTTTTTGTTACCATAGTTTTCTCCTTTCCCATTACGGCTCAATCCCCAATTCTTCTAACAAATAATCGCGGTGCTCCTCAAACTCGAAGGCGTCTTTGACTCTAACCTCTAAATCTACCGACTTCAAGTTTTTATTCCCCGAAGTAGAAACATAGCCATAGAAATAGTAATTATAGAAACCGTCCTGGTCGCGGTCTTCGTATGGGTTTAAGATAGCAATTTCTTTGATGGGGTTTTCTTGCGCGTTAACCCAGGCCTGCACCATACGCCGAATAGGTTCCGGCAGAACGTTACGGTGCATTTCTGGCGCGTCCCTCCACTCGGCGTAAACTTTTCCTAGTGAGTCGTAATAGTAAGTAGTTCCAACGCACTCCACGGCAAGCTCACCAACTTCATTGGATGGCGATAAAGAAAAAACCTTTAGGGTACCTATTCTGTCTTTGTGCTCTTTATTCTGTAACTTCATTTTCGCGCTCCTTTCTTTTTTGACTTTTTCACCGTTTTATATTTTGGTATAGGGATTTTGATATAATCTAGTTTCATCTAGCCTCCTCTCCCCCCAAAAAATTATTGTTCCAAAAATACACCGCCTTCGTAGGCCCCTTAAACTCGTAAGGCTCGCGCAATCTGTATCCACATTTCGGGCATTGTACTCTGTAATGTATCCGGTTTGCTGTGCCCTTAATAAACCACGCAACTATCTCTGGTTTGTCGTGGCCGCAATTCCGGCAGGGGTAGATATTAAACATACCTGGCTTCATACCTTCGAGATAGTGGAAATACCTACTCATCGTCGATCTCCCTATCTTTCGCCTTCTGTTCCTCAACTTTTTTCTTGTGCTGCCGTCCTAGCCTACACCATGCACACTTGCCGTGGTTTCGGCACCCAGAGGCATAGGCTTTGGATCCGTGATATGGTTTCCGGTGTTCTTTGCCGTGCTCGATTGCTTTCTCTAATCCCATTATTTCCTCCTTGAGAAAATCCCACCGAATAACTTGTCAATATCTTGCGGAAAACCCTCTTTTTTCATCCGTTCCTCAAGAAACGCTTCGTCATAGGCTTCCTTCCAGGTGCAACGTTTCGAGGTGTAGATTTCGGTTGCACGCTTTTGGATATGTAGAGGTGGTGAATCAGCCATTTAGCCTCCTGCTTTCTCCCCCGATATTTTCATCGCCAATTACGTCTATGATATGTTTTGGCCTCTTGCATTTTCCACAGACGTTTCCCACAAGCGTATGTGTCATACACCAGCAATTTTTGCAGAGGGAAATATCTGGGTTGCCGTACTCGTCTTTTACTGCGTTATCTTTCCAATCACTCATCAAAACACCCCCGTAACGTATAGCATTAAGAGCATACATAGCGCGAAACCTAAAACAAATCCCGCTACGGCAGCGTCAAACTTGCTCATCTCTCCCTCCTTCTCGGTACTTCGCCACGCCAAAATCGTTTCATCAAAGAGTCTGGGTTAGCGCTTTGGCGGTGGTAATAGATAATCCTCTCGTCAAAGACGACGACTTTGCTCTTGCCCTCTTTTAAGAATAGAGTATCCTCCTCGCCGATAAGCTGGTCCGGATCGAACCTATCCTCGCCGATCCACTCTCGTTTGATAAGTTTTCCCCAAGCGCAAGGCTCTGGGTATGCAATATTGCCGTCCTCGTGTCGTGCCTTGAATTGTACGATATCGGCGTGGCCGTCTTGCTGCGTTTCACGGGCAATCCTATCACTCAAAATCGCGATAAAGTCCTCTGGGATATCGTCGTCAGCGTCCAGGAATACGATATAATCGCCGGTCGTATTGTCTATCCCGAAGTTCCTAGCAATCGCTACGCCGCTATTTTCTGGTAAGCGATAGTACGCAACGCCTGGGGCTAGATCGCTAGCCTTTATCTCTGGCGACGCGTCATCTATAACGACAACCTCGTGTTCCTCTGGGTTAATCTGTCCAACAACTTTTTGGGCGAGTAGGGTGAGGTCTTTCGCGCCTTTCTCGCTCGTGATATACGCCGGAATTATCACTGATAATTTCATAGCTTACCCTCCAATACTTTCTCCCACACCGGATCTATTTTTTCGGAAATCGGAGCGAACTCCGGTTTTTTATTGAATATAGCCTCAATATCTAGTCCATCTAGGTTTTGGCCTACAAGGTATCCGTTCTCGCCCTGCTTAACTGCCTTCGCAATCTCTGGTATGTTTGTACCAATCACCGGTGTTCCTACCTGTAAGGCTTCGTGGACGGAATAGCAATAGCTCTCGTTCTGGGAGAGTTGTACCAAATAATCCACCTTCGAGAGAAGTCCCAGGTTATCAACGCTAGGCTCAATAAATATCACCGACTTATCTTTGGCGAGCGCCTTATCTATTTTTGACAGAGATAAATGTGTAGCCGAGATAATCCATAAGAAAGACTTGCCGGCCTCGTGGAACTTCTGGACCATCTTAACGATAAGATCAGCGCCCTTTTCGGCCGTTAGCCGCGAGAGCGTGAGAAACACCTTGAACTCTTGCTTTTCGGGAGGACAGAGGATATTCGGCGCTACTACCGAGTCTATCGGCTTTTTGAACGCCGTCCTTAATCCTTTGGCAGCGGTATCAGATACGGCGAGAACTCTATCTACGTCCTTATCTACCGGCCACTCGTAGCCGTTCCACAGAGGCATTTTCTTTAACGCAGCCCAATCCGCGTGGACTTGCTGGTAAATCTTGTCAGCCTTAACTCTACCTTTGATAATCGGGTAACAGTTGTAGCTCGCTAGTATCAGCACGTCTGTTTCGTACTTTTTGCTCGGATCGTCTAGTTCTACCTCGCAATACTCCGCCAGGCGTAGCGCTTGCTCGCTATCCATACTCTTAAATACGAACTTGATATTGTGGTCTTTGTAGGCTTTCGCCAGGTTATAGAGGGCGGTTTCAATTCCGCCGATAACATAGAGCAAATCGTGGAATACCATCACGCGCTTGCCGTGCTTCTTGGTGGTTGTTTTCGGTTTAGCCGAGAGCAAAACCGCCAAATTCTGCCTTGCCATATCTTTAACTCTGGCTTCGTCGTTTAGGGCTATCGTTTCGCCTGGCGTGTATGGCTGTCCGGTGTACTTGTCGCTAAAAGGCGACGTTACTTTGACAATAAATCTCATAGTATCCCAGCCCTCCCTAGATATTCGTCAATCACCTTCTTTGCTTCCTCAAATCCTATACAAAACACCGCCTTGTAGCCTCTAAAATCTAGGATATCTAGCATTTCGGCTTGCTCGGCGATATGATCGCTCGCCCAGTTGCCGTCTTTTTTCTTGAGGCGAGTGCCTTCTTTTTTGAGTTCAATATACAATCCGTGATATTCGTTGTTCCAACTACCATCCACGCAGCGCGGAACCGGCTCGGCGATAAAGAAATCCGGATATCCACGGAACGGGTGCAACCTCTTGTGCTTAACGGCTTGGCCTGGGGTGAGTTTCAAATCGGCTGCGAGATCAAAACGATAGACTACTTGAGGATATTGTAGCTGCATATACCGCGCAATCTGCTCGTATAGCTGGTGCTCACTTGCGGCCATTACGCATTTTCCACCTTAATTTTAGTAGCTGGACTTTCCACACTATCCACTCGCATAGACCGTGAGGTTTTTGGCAATCTTTGCACGTCATTTTTACCCTTTCTAGCCGATTTTTTCTTACCAGCTTTAACCAGTTTATTCTTTGCGTTATCTCGCCACATATCTATAATCCTTTCTAGTGCTATTGCTTGGCCGTCTGGGAAAACCCCAAACGCTGTATAACCATCTGCACCCCAAATCTCCGTCGCTTTCTTATGGGCGAACGGACGATAAGTTGTGCGGCAGACTTTTATGTCGTACCCCTGTTTCAGAGCTTCCTTTTGGAACATATCCCAAAATTCCGGCATTACGCAGGGAAGGCAAAACTTTGTGTAAACAATAAGTTTTTTCATCTTTACCTCCTTTTTTACTTATATCGCGCCGGCAAAACTACCGTGTCCTCTGTTATCTCAAACTTCTCATACATTGGTGCGTGAGTCGTTATTCCGTGTTTGGTCGCCAGGCGCAGCACGTCTGACAAAGTTTCTAAAGAATTATTGCGCGTTAGTGCCTCCGCGAAAGGTC